CTTTCCAATAATCTTTTATGTTTTGAGCTTCCTTATACTTTTTAAGTATTGCACTAGCTTTATCGGATGAGCTAGTTATAGGTACATCTGCTGCGTCTATATATTCCATTTATTTTTTCTTTGGTTTTTTTTTTGGTATTATTGTCCAAGGTGGTAAATCTCTTGATTCTGCTGTAAGTCCAGGATTATGCTTTCTTAAATAAGCTTCTCCTTCTTTGGTACTTAAATCAATTACCTTTTTTTTTGATGTATAACTTTTATCTGACCAATCGCCCATTATATCTCCTATGCTGGATCAAAGTAACCACGACCACCTGCATATCCAAACATTGATCTTGATCCTTTTAATCCTCTACGTTTTTTATATTCTTCTTCTGATATTTTAGTTGCAGCTTCTGCATCTTCTGCTGCTTTATTTTCTTTTGCTATTTGTTCTTCTGTTTTATATTTTATCTCTCTATCTGTTCCAAAATCATCATTACGACCACTCTGTTGCCAAACAGCTTTATCTACATAACCATCTTTAGTTTTATGTTTGATAGTTTCTCGTCTCCAACCAGAAATAGGATTACCTCTAGCATCTGTTCTTCCAGCCATTCTATCTTCCATGTATGATTCATAAATTTTATCTTGTTCTTCTGCATCCATTTGTTCAAATGCAGTTTTACTTATATGAGTTCCATCTAATGTAGTATAACCTTTTCCACCAGCAACTTTTGTATTAAAGTAATCTCTATTACCATAAGCATTTTTTGCTAATGTTTTTCTAAACATAGAAGGAACGAGTGGCATTTTAGATTCCATAACTTTATCATAACCACGTTGTTTAAATTTTTCTGTATCTTGAGCTGTAGTTATTTTTCTATCGCTATAAGTAGTAATCTTAACTTTCTTATTCATGTTAGGATTATACTTAGTTGCTACTGCCTCTGCTCCTGATACTTCTGTATCTCCAGCTCCTTTATTATCATTGCTCATATATTATTTCTCGTCATCAAAATCACCAAAGTCTGCATCTAAATCATCATCATCTTCATCATCGCATTTGCAAACTTGCTCTTTTAATCTTTCTAAAAGTTCATTTTCTTGATCGTGAAGTTCTTCTAATTTTTCAAAGATTTGCTCAGGTGTTAATTTTTTTGCCATGATTTTCCCTTTTTTTCCAAAATGACGAATATCCAGCATTACGCAACGCACAATATAACTGGTAAGGAGTGATGATCCACCATCGGTAAAATCCTATTAATCTCATAATAAATGATACGCAGGATAATTCTTTAATCCTAAAAAGATGCCAATCATCTTTAACAGGACAAATTAATATTTCAAATTGATATAGATACTCTAGAAATTTACTAGCTTTATCTGCACTAATTATTTCAGTTCTAATACCTGCGTGAGTAAAATGTATATGCTCCCAAGAGTCTAATTCAGATATATATTTTAAAGCTCCACAATGAGCAAAGCCATAAGGAGGTTTCCACCACCATATCCATTTAGCATATTTAGTAGTTCTAGTATTGTGGAAATATATTAACCATTCCTCTTGAATAGATCCCATACTTTTCTTGTCTTTCTTTTTTGTCCAGCAAATACATCCCATTCCTTTTTAACAATAGTAGGTTTAGATTGAGATTTACCTGATAGAAGTGTTCTACCTTCACCAGCTCCCATCATTAAATATTGGAGAGCATCATGTACGTGAGAGTATCTATTTTTAAATGGTTTCTCATCATATCTATCTCCTGATGTTTGAAGTCTTCGATAATGATAACCACCATTAAATCCTTTTTTTAAATTAATACATTTTTTGTCTAGCAAGAAACCAGCTTTACCATCTAGCAATCTTTGTAATGTTGTATCTACTGCTTCAACTCTTAAAGCAGGATCATTAGAAGGAGCTGGTAATGCTTTTAATCCATTGTTTCTCATAATTTGAAAAGGAGTTCTTTCATCAGTTTGTGATCTAAAATCTCCAGCAGGATCTCCGTATATTTGAACATCAAAATTTCTATATGATTTTCTTATTTCACCACGAAGTAATTCTGAAAATCTCATAACACCCATATCAAAGCATACAAGTTCATTTAAGATATGCCATCTTCCAGTAACTAATCTTTGAGCAAAGACTGCTGCAGGTGTTAAACCAAAGTCAATTCCTATAAATATAGGTTGTGTTATATTTGGTTCTAAAGTTTCAACAGCACAATGTAATTCTTGTTTAAAGTTTGGATATACAGGTTTACCTTCTTCTATACTTCCTAGTTTATTTAAAACATAAACATCTATCCATCCTTTTGTTTTACCCCTAATAATATTTGAATAATATTTTGGTGTTAGGTTTTTTTTATTTTCTGCAAGATCATTTGGATCATAAGCAGTAGTCATTCCATCTTTATCTTTCTTTTCTACTAAAGCAGGAGGTTGAGAATAGAAAGACCAGTTATCAGGTTTAATTAACATTAAAGCTTCATCTCTAGATATGTGATCTGGTACAGGAACATCTGCTGCCATTATCGGCCACCAATGATCTTCTTCAGGTGCATTGGTATCAGCTATTACTCCATACCATGTTGCACCTCCATCTCTCATTGAGGGAAATCTTCCTACCCTCATAGTACAAGCATCTATAATTGATTTAGGTATTTCTCTAGCTTCATTAATCCATACACCAGTAAGTTCTAAAGATAGTAATTTCTTTACATCTTCTGGTCTATCAAGAGCTAAAAATATAACTTCTATTTCTAAATCACCTTTTATAATTCTATGGGTATAAGGTACTGACCATGCAAAGTTTCCCCAAGTATCTTCAGGAAACCAATCAAGCCATGTTTTAATAGTTGTAGTTTTAAGTTGTGGATTTGTGTTTCTTATTACTGCCCATCTTGTTTTTCTTTTACCTTCTTTGTTTTTTTCTTGTAACAAAGCTCTACGAAATATTTCAATACAACAAGCAACTGATTTGCCAGAACCTACTGGCCCTCTCATTCCTCTAAAGAAGTCATTAGACTTCATAAAGGTTTTTAATGTTTGTCCTTCTGGTTTATATTGAAAATTAATCGACATTAGTACCTACATTTGCTTTAAGCATTTTGTAGATAACTTCTTCACTAAAAGCTTCTATTAATTTATCAGCTTCATAATCAGTTATCATGTGTGTAGGGTAATAACTTAAGTGAGTTTTCTTAACTATTGTTCTTAATCGTTTTCTATCTTTTAAAGATAAACCATTAAGAAAGCTCATTTAATCTCTCCAGTACATTTTTAAGTATTTCTTTTTCTGAGCCGAAATTCTTTTCGAAATTTTTTTTATCTAAATGAATTGAGTTTTTACCTTGATGATGGTCATAGCAAAGAGGAATTACTTCAAAATGAGATGATCTTTTACCCATTCCTAATCCTTTATATCTTATATGATGTAAGGAAGCTGGTCTTAAACATATATAACATCCAAGACTAGCTACCTTATCCATATGTATCTTTTCAGCTTTAGTAGCCATTCTTTTTTGGTTTAGGCGGCTTCTTCGGCTTTTTCGGTTTCTTTGGTTTTTTCATATTCTTCCTTATTGATTGATTCATAAGTTGCTCGGCAGCCATCAGGTGTAGCAGCACTTGCTTTTTGCATTGCAATAACATCGTTCTCCGCTTGGTATAAAATTTCTTTCTTTAACTCATTGCCGTAGTTGTTCCATATTTTTACTAAATAATACATTAGACCTCTTTTGTTGGAACAATCTAACTATACAATTAGTATAGAAATAGAAACGCACTTACCTGCCCTGTCTATTATAAGCTTTAAAACTTCTTTTTTTGGATTTATTCATTGATGACTTCTTAGGTCTTCTTTTAGCAACAGAGGTTTTCTTAAACTTTGCCCTCGACTCGTGTTCTTCTTTCGCAAGTAAATTATTTTTTTTCTTTGCCATAACTAATATAACGAACCTTTTGCAAGACCTAAAAAATTGAGGTATGCAATACCGAATGCTTTTTTCAACCCCTATTGTTTGTATGACTCCACTAGTCATCTACGATGGGTTGTTTTTGCCCCCACCCCTCGTACCTCGAGGTGTGGTCAAGAGTCGGTAGTACCGACACTTTTAACTCAGGTCGATATTGATCTTAATGTCGCCCTGTATGTTGTGAGCTACCTTGTCTGGTGCTCTCATCCCTACTCTATCGAGTATATCTCTGGAAGCTTCGAGCTGAACGTACTCAGATCTAGCTCCACTAGATAGGTCGATAAGTTTCCTACTCGCACTTACTGCTCCAAGTCCTAGAGTTTGTGCAATACGTGTTTGCATATACGTCTGTACTTTTGGAATACGTAGTGCTCGAGAAGCACTTATACGCCCAGCTTCTTCACTTCCATTCGTTGAATATCCTGCCTTTTTAGCAGCATCCTTAATAGTACACCCAGTTGCTACTATTGTATCAACTAAGGCACGTTGCTTATCTGTTAAGTCGTCTTTCATTACGTTTTCCTATTCTACCCCTAACATTAACTATAGCTGTAGATTTACTCAGTCAACGCACAATGCTACGTTAATTATCTCCTTCAACTCCCTTCGGTCGCCCCAGTCGATTGCACTTCGCATTGGGTAGGATTCAGTCGTTCACAGGTTCACTCCTTCATTCTTACAA